GGTGCGGTAGATTTGATGATATTAATAAAACTCACCAGAGATTAGAATTAATTATAGAATGGTACAATGCCTGGACAGTAATTGAGAATAACATTTCATTATTTATCCAGTATATGATATCAAGAAAGAAACAGAGATATTTAGTACCTAAGAGTCAAATCTTATTCTTAAAAGATCTTGGAGCCAATGCTAACGTATTCCAGGAGTATGGTTGGAAAAACACTGGCACATTATTTAAAGCTCACTTATTAAGTTATGCTATTGAGTACTGTAAAGAAGAACTGGATGTAGAAACCAAAACAGATGGTACAATTGTACGGACAAAGTACGGAATAGAACGTATTCCAGATCCTATGTTGCTTAAAGAAATGCAGGAGTATGCAGATGGAGTCAACGTGGATAGACTTGTATCATTTGCGGCATTAGTTGCATTCATGAGAATCCAGCAAGCTAACAGAGGATATGCTAAAAGAGTTATCATGGATGATGCCTCTAAAAACTTGCAAAAGTCAGATAATTTGTTTAAATTAAATAGAAGCCCGTTCCGTCATATGGGAAGGAGTGGTTCAGTATTAGGTGGTGGTTCTCACAGATCTCCATTTAAAAATATTAAATAAAAGATATGCAAATATATAACGCCCTTCAGTTAAAAAAAGGAGCCAAAGCTGAATACAACAGATTGGGTAGTATTACTCAGCCCTTGCAATTTATCCCAAATAAAGAAAAGGATGATGAATGGGCAGCATGGAATTTAGACTGGCTTGAGTGGCAAGGATTAAAACAGATCCGTAGAAATGCCCGTAGATTAATGAAGAATTATAAGCTTGCAAAAGGTATTATTGATAGAACTGATTACATAGTAGAAGAGAATAATGAATATAGAGATATTGTAGAAACATTAGTAAAGGATGATCCGTCTGCATTAGAATTAAAATTCTATCCTATTATTCCAAACGTTATTAATGTTCTTGTAGCTGAATTTGCTAAAAGATCAACCAAATTAACTTATAGAGCAGTAGATGATTATTCATACAATGAACTACTTGAACAAAAGAGATCAGCAATTGAAGAAGTATTGCTTCAAAATGCTGCTATTAAAATACAAGCTAAACTTATTGAGGCAGGATTAGATCCAAGATCAGAAGAAGCACAACAACAATTATCTACAGAAAATCTTAAATCATTACCTGAGATTGAGAGCTATTTCAAGAAAGACTATAGGTCAATGATTGAACAATGGGCTACTCACCAACATAAGGTAGATGTAGAAAGATTTAAAATGGATGAACTAGAGGAAAGAGCCTTTAGAGATTCATTAATTACAGATAGAGAATTCTGGCACTTCCACATGATGGAAGATGACTATCAGGTGGAACTTTGGAATCCTGTAATTTGTTTTTACCATAAGTCTCCGGATGCAAGATATATTTCTCAAGCTAACTGGGTAGGTAAAACAGATATGCTTACTGCAGCAGATGTAATTGATAAATATGGTTATCTAATGAATGAAGAGCAGTTAGCTGCATTAGAGGCAATATATCCAATTAGATCTGCAGGATATACAACTGGTGGATATCAAAATGATGGTACATTCTATGATGCAACTAAATCACATGAGTGGAATACTAATATGCCTTCTCTTGCATATAGACAGTATACAACAGCAATGTCTGGAACTGTGTATGATGGTGGAGATATAGTACAACAAATTCTTTCTGAAGGTGAAGACTATGTTGATAATGGTGTAGCATATTTACTAAGAGTTACTACATGTTATTGGAAATCTCAACGTAAAGTTGGACATCTTACAAAGATTGAAGAAAGTGGTGAAGTAATAACAGATATTGTAGATGAGAACTATAAGATAACTGTTAAACCACAATATGATACGAGACTCTTTAAAAATAAAACTAAAGAGAATCTTATTTATGGAGAACATATTGATTGGATCTGGATTAATGAAGTATGGGGTGGTGTAAAGATTGGACCAAATATTCCTTCTTATTGGGGTATGAATAATCCAGGTGGGTTAACTCCTATGTATATTGGTGTTAATAAACAAAAGATTGGCCCACTTAAATTCCAATTTAAAGGAGATTCAAGTCTTTATGGATGTAAACTTCCTGTAGAAGGTGCAATATTCTCAGATAGAAATACTAAGTCTACTGCATTACTTGATTTAATGAAACCATACCAGATTGGATATAATATTGTAAATAATCAGATTGCAGACATCCTAGTTGATGAATTAGGAACAATCATTATGATTGATCAAAATACTTTACCTAAGCACTCACTTGGAGAAGATTGGGGTAAAGGTAATTATGCTAAAGCATATGTTGCAATGAAGAATTTCCAGATGCTTCCATTGGATACATCTATTACAAATACTGAGAATGCATTAAACTTTCAGCATTTCCAGAAACTTGATCTGGAACAAACAAATAGACTTATGTCTAGGATTCAGTTAGCAAATTACTTTAAGCAACAAGCATATGAAGTAATTGGCGTGAATCCACAAAGAATGGGTCAACAAATATCACAGCAAACTGCTACTGGAGTAGAACAAGCTGTTAATGCATCATATGCACAGACAGAGGTATTCTTTATCCAACACTGTGATTATTTAATGCCTAGAGTACACCAAATGCGTACAGACTTAGCACAGTACTATCATTCAACAAATCCATCTGTTAGACTATCTTACGTGACTACAGCAGATGAGAATATTAATTTCCAAATGAATGGTACAGATCTATTAATGAGAGATCTAAATATTTTTGCAACTACTACAGCAAACCATAGAGCTATTCTTGAGCAATTAAAAGCAATGGCTCTTCAAAATAATACTACTGGAGCATCTATCTATGATCTTGGTAAAGTTGTACAGTCTGATTCAATTTCTCAGCTTAATAATGCTCTGAAAGATTCTGAACAGAAACAACAACAAATGAAACAACAAGAGATGCAACAAGCTCAGCAAATGCAGCAAGAACAAATTCAAGCTCAACAACAAATGGAGCAAATGAAGATTGATGCTCAAATGGCTGAGAAAGAAAAAGATAGACAAAGAGATATTCTAGTTGCTGAAATTAGAGCTGCTGGTATGGGAGCTATGGTAGATGTTAATCAGAATATGATGTCTGATTATAAAGATGCTATGGAAGATATTAAACAAACTGAACAATATCAAGAACAGACTCAATTACAAAGAGAAAAGGAAACAAATAGAAATGTTCAGCAAGATAAAAAGAACCAGATAGAACGTGAAAAACTACAAGTCCAAAGAGAAATAGCAGACAAACAACTTGAAATAGCAAGAGAAAATAAGAATAAATATGATTTGAAAAATAATAAGGAACAATAGTTAGCTATATAAGGCTGTTTTTTTACTCTCATTATTTTAAATTTCAAAAGTTTATTATTATATTATTCTATAACTAAAACCAACAAAAATGGAAGAAACCAACAAAACTCCTGAGGAAACTCAGGTACATGACTCTACAACGGTAGGTCAGGTAGATGTTAATATTGATGAGTTATTTGGAATGCCGGGAGCAGAAAACGTAATGCTTCCACAAGACCAAGAAACTGAAAAGCCAAAATCTGTATTCAGTAAGGATACAGTAGATATGACGTTCTTTGATAAGACTGATAATAAAACAGAAGATACTCCTGAAAAAAAGGTTGAAGTTGAAGAAGCAATCAATGAGCTTAATGATCTAATTTCTCAAGAAGAAGAAACTGGAAATAAAGGAAGACCAAAAGTAGATAAGTCTGGTCTTTCTGAATTAGCAGCTAAAATGATTGAGGAAGGTACATTAATTCCTTTTGATGATGATAAACCATTGGAAGAATACACTACAAAAGACTTCCGTGAATTATTTGAAGCTAACTTTCAAGAGAGAGAAAATAAAGTAAGGCAAGATACTCCAAGAGAGTTTTTTCAATCTCTTCCAGAAGAACTTCAATATGCAGCTAAGTATGTAGCAGATGGTGGAACAGATCTTAAAGGTTTGTTTAGAACATTAGCTCAGGTGGAAGAAACAAGACAGTTAGATCCTACAGATGAGTATGATCAAGCAGAGATTGCAAGACAATATCTTTATGCTACCAATTTTGGTACAGCTGAAGAAATTGAATCTGAAATTGAAGACTGGTCAGATATGGGTAAACTAGAGCAAAAAGCTCAACAGTTTAAACCGAAGTTAGATAAAATGCAAGAAACAATTATTGCAAGACAACTAGCAGAACAAGAACAAAGACAGGGTCAACAAGCTCAAGCTGCTAAAATTTATACAGACAGTGTTTACAATACACTTTCTGTTGGAGAATTAAGTGGTGTAAAACTTGATAGAAAAACTCAAAGTTTACTTTACTCTGGATTAGTTCAACCAAGTTATCCTTCTATCTCAGGAAAGCCTACTAACTTATTAGGGCATCTTCTTGAAAAATATCAGTTTGTAGAACCTAGACATGATCTTATTGCTGAAGCTCTTTGGTTACTTGCAGATCCAGAAGGGTACAAAGGAAGAATCAAAGACCAAGGTGGTAAAGCAGCTGTAGAAAAAACAGTAAGACAATTAAAAACTGAGGAAGCTAGAAAAATTACTTCATCTACACCAGATGAAGCAGATGATTCTAGAAGAGCAAGTAGAACACAACAAAGAACAATCTCAAGACCAAATAATTTGTTCAAGAGATTTTAATTAGTAACAATTTAAATTAATATATACAATGGCAACTCCAGTAATGAACAATGGTATATTCCTTAGGGATACCGCTTACAACGCAAGTTCCCATGTGGATTCTTACCACTTGGTGAACATGCTGAAAGATGCAGAGCCAATGGACCTTGGTCCAGTGGATCTTTGGGCTATGGCTCAAAAGGTTGAAATGCCTCTTTATCAAATGTCATCATTTGGTGGAAAAAATGTTATCAGTGTAGATAACGCACGTGGGGAATACAGATGGCAAACTCCGGTTTCTATTGACCTTCCTTACATTGTTGAAGATGTTGAACCAGGCAATGACTTTAAAGGTGTTGATGGTACTACATTCCGTATCAAACTTAACAAAAGAGAATTTGGACATGGTGATATCATCACTTATGACAAATACAACGGTGTTGAGATGTACATTACACAAGAAGATATCCTCCCATTAGGTGATGGTTATATCTATACTGTGCAATTGGTAAACAATGACAACTACAAATATCTTGACAACAAGTATTTGGCTAATGGTACTAAAGTATTCCGTAAAGGTTCTGCAAGAGGTGAGTATGGTGAAAGATTCTCTGACATCATTACTAACACTGGCTTCCGTGAATTCTACAACTACGTAGGTGGTGCAGAAGCTCACGTACACTACTCTATCTCTAGCCGTGCTGACTTGATGATCAAAGGTGGTATGAATGCAGATGGTACAGTTCCTGTAACTGAGATCTGGAGAACATTTGACAAAAACATTGATCCATCTATTGCTTCTTTGGAAGACATGATCAAAGTTATGGGTAAAGATAAAGTTAAGAAAGCATTTGACAACGGTGACTTGTCACGTACATTCTTGACTAATATGGAAGCTGCTCACTTGAGCAAAATTGCAACTGACATTGAAACATACCTCATGTGGGGTCATGGTGGTAGAGTACGTCAGGATGGTCCAGATGATGTTAGATTGTCTGTGGGTCTTTGGAAGCAGT